AATAGCACAAATACCACTATTGATGCAGACGGAACTATAAGATGTGATAACCTAATATCGAGCAATGCGAAAATAACAGGAGGTTCTATTAACATAGAGACTGATACATCAACATACAGTGCGATTAAATTATCTTATGGAGATGCTTATTTGAAGGAATCACCATATCTTATAGAAATGTACAATCCAAATGTTAAAACACATAACAACATTGATGCACATGGTGTTAGCATTATTGGAGATGACAATGTGGTAATAAATGCTATTACAGATTTTGGTGTAGATATTAGAAAAGGAGTTCTATATGTGGATTCAGAGGCTACGGTAAGATTGGACACAGATTGTAACAATATATCTATATATCATTCATCATTGGGAAGACGATGCTATCCAGCAATGTATACACACAACCCTGTTGCATTTGATTGGGATGGAAGTGTATTAAGAATATATGTAGACGACACAATAGTAGCTTCATGGATATGGGGCGAGCAAAGATGGGAGTAATATAAATCCGCATAGTGCGGTAGAAAGGAATTAAGTTATGTTAAATACAACAAAGAGTACATCAGTAAATGGAAATAGTTCTATAGAAGGAAAGACTGTAGTCACATTTTCAGCCAATATACCTTCATCAGGAGAGATTTCTCTTAGTAAAAGAATTCAGAATAAAAAAACGTATCTTGAAAATCAGGACGAATGCGATACAGATTACGCTAATTTTGAAACGGAAGTAATGGCAGCAATTAAGGAGATGTAATTATGAGTTTATCCGGATTTATAGCCTACAAAAGAGTAGGTTGGACGGGGCAAACACCGTGGAACCCAACAAACCTTAACATAATGGATAAGGGAATTAAAGATAACAATGACATGATTGCGAATCTCAGAAGCGAGGTAAGTGCACTAAACAGTAATATCGCATTCTATAATTGCTTTATGAAAAATTTCATATCTGAAAGCGATTGCTATGGATATGGATATAATTATATCATTTACAATAAAATGCAAAAAGTCGGCATGTGTAAATTTACAAGCAAAATAGAAAATACAAGTACAGATATAACAGATTTTAAGTTTCAATATAATATCAAAGATGTATTTACTAAAGCCGGCTTAACATCAGATTCTATTAAAATATTAGGCGGTACATGGCAGTGTTATAACGCAGACGGAAAAATCATCAACAAACTAATAGGTTACGGCGCATGTATTAGGCAATCATCAGGAATAATAAGGCTTGAGCGTTATTATACGACAGATGGAAAAATAGGTGCATGGGCAGCTTCAGAATTTGTTAAAGGTTGTTACATATATGGTGAATTTTTATTTTCACTATAAAAGAATTAAGTATTAGCAATTCTTTCATTAAATTTAAAAAGTTGCCCTCGACATGCACCTCTGCTTGAATCGAATTTAACTTTGCCAGATTCTGTGTTATATATTATTTTTGTTGTTTTAGCCGTGTCAATTAAATCTTCATATATATTGTATACGCCACACAATCTTAGAGTATTGTTAAGAGAAATTACACTTATTTGGAAATTTTGAATATGTGAATTAAGATAAAGATAAGTTCCATTACCTAACTCTCTTTCTGCGACTTGATAGTCTGCAAGAAAACCATATTCTAGTATTGTTAACACCTTATTACTGTTTAGTTAACTTAGAGCGGCGAGAATTTACCTCCGATATATAAAGAAAAACAATATCGGAGGTATGTATGGAAGAACAGTTAAGAAAAGAGTTAATTATGGCCGCGGCAAGAGTACTTGGAGACAATGCAGCCAATAGGTTAGAGATGGTAGGAAAGCCGGTTAAGCATATTACGACAGGAGATATTAGATATTACCTGGCAAGATATATGGCAGATAGAAAGGTAGAGAAGACCACTCTGGACAACCAGAGGCGGGCACTCTCTGCCTTTTTTAATGATATTACTGTTTTGTGAACATATATCTGAAAAATAAATAAGAAAATCCATAAACATGGCCATAAATGGTTATGTTTATTTGTTATACACATTTTTGGCTGGTCTTAGGACTGGCTTTTTAAATATTATAAGGAGGTATCTAAGATGTACTATGATGATTCTTAGCTGAAATATGTTCCTAAATAAAAATGAGAGTTGCACCAGTGCAACAGATTGGAAAGAAAAAACATGAATGAAGCTATTATAACAGCAGTTGTTACATTGGTTGTTTGCTTGATTAATAACTATGTAATGCACAATAAGACCATAACATTGATTGATTATAAACTGTCCGAGTTAACAAAACGAGTTGATAAGCATAACAATGTTATTGAAAGGACATTTAAACTTGAAGAATTGACCGCACTCCAGGAAGAAAAAATCAAGGTCGCAAACCATAGAATCGAAGATTTAGAGAAGAAAGGGTAAGGGTGATTAAAATGGATATTACACAAATGGGAACCGTTCTTGCAATTGTGGTTATTACTTATTTGATTGGTACTGCAGCAAAGCAGGTTAAGCAGGTTAAGGATGAAGCTATTCCTGTAATTGTAGGTGTTTCAGGTGGCATTTTGGGAGCTGTAGGAATGTTTGTTATTCCTGATTTTCCTGCGAATGACATTATGAATGCAATTGCAGTTGGTATTGTGTCAGGACTTGCATCAACAGGTGTTAATCAGGCATATAAACAGATAACAAAAAAGTGATACTTAAAGCAAGAATATTTATTATTTAAGGAAGGTGTAACAGCCTTCCTTTATGAATTAAAACAGAAAGAAGGATTTAATTATGAGAAAAGGAATTGATATAAGTAGCCATCAGGGGGATATTAATTTTGACTATATTAAAACTAATTATGATTTTGTGATCATTCGTTGTGGATATGGTGATGATTTAAGTTCAGATGATAACGAGTGTAGCCAGTGTGACACAATGGCTCAGACATATATAAATGAGTGCGAAGCTAGAAATATACCTTATGCACTGTATTTATACCAGTATGCAGCTGATAACGAGCAGTCGAGAAGTGAAGCAGCTCATGTCAGAGAGTGGTATAACAAGAGCAATCCTATAGGGGTATTTCTTGATATTGAGGATGCTGACGGATATAAGGAAAGACATGGCATTGATTATTATAGTACACAGGCTTTGGCTATTACTTGGCTTGATGAATTAGCAGATATTAAGGCTAAAGGAATCTATGCTAGTCATAGCTGGCTTAATACTTATATGAATGTAGATGAGCTTATTGAACATGGTGCACTTATATGGGAAGCTCACTGGAATGATGATGGAGAAATCTGTGATGACAGATATGCAATGTCTCAGGAATCAAGTAACCATCAGCTTGATGATGGTACAAGAGTCGATTACGACATTATGAGAGATGAAGTATATAATCAGCTTCTTGGTATTTCAGATATAAGTGATGAAGATGAATCAATAGAACCGGATGATCAGACAAGTCAGGAGCTTGACGAAGATGTAATCGATGCAATTTATCGCGGAGAATATGGTAATGATCCAGAGAGAAGACAGAATCTTGAAGCTGCAGGCTACAACTATGCAGATTATCAGGCGGCCATGGAAGCTAAGTATTATCCTAAAGATGATACACCAGTGGAAAGTGAGGAAGAGCCGGAAGAGGAAACATCGCAGGATGCAGAAGAAAGAGTGGCAGTTGTAGAACCAGGAGGAAGTTTCTGCCAGATTGCAAGAGATTACCTTGGAGATGAAGGCAGAGCAGCAGAACTTGCAGAGCATAATGGAATGACACTTGATGATATGCTTTATGCAGGTATGGAGTTAAGACTTCCTAACTAATTATTCACTTATACAACAGTGTATATCATACTGGATTGCAAATATAACAGTATTGTGATAGCATACATATATAAATAGGTAGAAAAACTGTATATCTTATTGAAGTATGGTGGACCAGATGGTGAGCTTGGAGCATCAATGAGATATCTTTCACAGAGATATTCCATGCCATACAGGGAGGTTGCCGGATTGCTGACTGATATAGGCACGGAAGAACTTGGCCATCTTGAAATGGTCAGTACAATGGTTCATCAGCTTACAAGAAATCTTACAATGGAACAGATAAAAGGAACTCCGTTTGAGGCATATTA